TAATGACGGCATATATGACGCATTGGTAGAATGGGCGCAAGATAAACCTAATGTAATACCAGTCAAAGGCGATTGGTATGATGATATACCTACCGATAAAAAATATGATGGTATATTTTATGATGGTTTTGGTGATATGATAAATAAAAGATATTTTCCTACCAGAATAATGCAACATTGTAAAGAAGGGACTATACTTACTTGGTATAATAACTTTTTACAAGAAGAAAGTCAGTATGACGGAGTACAAAAATACATTAAAAAAGTACACGAAATACAACAATTTGAAAGAAAAAGTAGGATAAATTTTGAATCAGTTAATTTAACAATACCTGAAAAAGCTAGAGTAGATTGGTATTTAAAAGGCGAAGGTAATACTTATTATGCGCCTAAATTAATTGTAGATAATAATGATTTAAATTAATAAATTAAAGCACTATTAATAGTAATAAGGAGAAATAAAAATGGCTAAAGAAAAAGTAGAGCAACAACAAGAAATGAATTTAGAGGATACTCTAAAATCTATTGAAGCTCAAATAGCTGAATTACGTGGTATGTATAACTATATTGCTGGTTTAAAAGACCAGGGATTTAAAGTAATACCACCTCTTCCTAAAGAAGAAAAGTAGAAAGGGAGGGGGCTTAGTCCCCCTTACTTTAATTATTAAATAATAGGGGAATACAATGGAAGTCGGTAAAGACACTAAATTTACATTATCTATAGAAACTGCAATAAGTATAGTTGTAACTATTGGTATGATTATAGGTATGTGGTTTACGCTTCAAGCAGATATTGAAGAAGCTAAACTATTACCAGAACCAGAAGTATCACGTATGGAGTATGATTTGAAAGACCAAATGATTCGTGATTCTATATTAAATACTGAAGGCAAAGTAGATAAACTTGAAGAAAAGGTAGATGATATTAAAGAAGATACTAAAATGATTCAAGAAACCCTGATAAATATGAATAATAACTAATGAGGTTTACTAATGAACAACAAATTTATATCATACTTGGTATTAACGCTTTGCTTATCACTATCTTGGTTGCGCTCACAATCAGTCAACTTAGATAGCTTTCAAGAAATACAAGCACTTAATATACAAAAATGTGCAGTAGTGCAAGTTAATGCATCTTGGAATTTTAAAAATAGAGTTAATATAGAAAAACTCGCAGATTTATGTTATGTAGGTGAAATAGATTTAACCAATAAACAAATTGGTGCGGTAATACAAAAAGAATGGAATATTAAAGTTGTTCCTACTATTATTATTTTTAAAGAAGGAAAAGAAATTGAAAGATATGAACCTGGTATCAGTATGAGGTTTGACGAGAAAGAGGTATTTGATAAGATTAAAAAGGAAATTCAATAGGAGATAATATGAATATTGTAGTTAGTAAATTACTTACAAGCCTCTTAAGTGAAAAGATTCTAAAAGCTGTATTATTAAAACTTGGTGATTATTTTATTGCTAAGTCTGATAATAAGTTAGACGATGAAATCTGGGCTGAAGTTAAAAAAGCATTGAAATAGGAGGGCAACATGAACTGTGAATGTGGATGTGGATGCTAGTCAATGCCAAAACAAGAATATAAAATAGTTGGTTTTCATGGTGGTATAAACGATAACTCAGACCCTAAAGATATACAAGAAATAGATTTAAGGGAAGCTGATGGTGTATCTGTAAATAAAGTAGGAAAGTTAATTAATATAGGAGCTAAAGGTTCTGCTTTACCTTCTTTAAATAGTTTAGAAAATACTGATATACAACCTGGATACGGATTGCATTACTTTAGTACAGACTATGATAGTAGTAGCAATAATAACCCAGAAGATTATTTAGCTATCTATAATAAAACAGACAATAAAGTTAAGTTTTACTATAGAGATAAAAATGGCAATAGTCCAGGGTTTTTAAGTAACGAAGTAGTATTTGGTAGTGCAATTAAACCAAATTATTATTACGCAGAAGGTATGTTGCGCATATCTGATGCTAGTCATGGAGAAGCAAGTAAATGGTTTGGTTATATAGATTCTACTTTATATTGGACAAGCACAGCAGGTAATACTAATAATGTGCATGATATTAAAAAGTTTTCTGATGGAAACCAAACATTTAGAACGTTAAACGCTTTAACAAATGGTGAAACAAAACTTTTAGATATTAGTGATGCAAACCCAACTGCAGCTCAAATAGGTACTACTGCTGGAAAAGTAACACTAGGTTATATTAAAAACGATGGAGGAGACTGGACTGGAAATTATGTGTTTGGAGCAAGTGTTATATATAAAGGAAATCAAGAAGGTCCTGTTGAAGCTATTTATAATAACTTTATAAACAAAACTGAAGAAGTTGTGGCTTTATATGAAAATAGAATGTCTTTTCAAGTTTATATATCAATGGGTACAAGTAATACTATATCACCTTCTACAAATCATATTATAGGAAATGAAAATAGAATGATTGGTATTAATTGGTATTTTAAAGAACAAGGTGATGATGAATGGACTTTTTTAAGACATACTGATTTGCGTGAAGGCGGTAAACATTATTGGAAAGTATTTGATGCTACTAACCAAGGTAATCATGGTATATGGGCTGGAGACAATGTTGAACCTGGAGGCGAAGGAACTGGAGAAGTAAGAAGAGAAGGTGTTTCTATTTGGAGTAATGAATCAACTATTGCTAGTGCAATACATTTTAGCGATAAAGTTGATGGTACTGGAACTAGTTGGATGGAAAGTGGTAGTGCTTACAATTCTAGCACACAAGGTAAATCTTATTCTCAAGTATTTTTAAGAGTAAAATTAAAAAATAATAACTCTACTAGCGGTTTTGATAATAGATATGGTTTTTTAAGAGTATGGGGTGGAGCAGTTTCACCTTTATATGTTAGTTCGGTAGATGATTCTTTAATACCTTTAAAAACTGGAACATCTCCTAATTATAATACTGATAGTGTATATTATATTCCTTTTACATTACCAGGTCCTGCAACTGATAGAGAATTTAGAGTACAGGTGTTAGATGAAAACTTTAATGTTATTGCAGATAGCGGCATTTATACAATGACTATAAGTAATAGTGGAGCCGTAGCTCCTGATGAATATGAGCAAGAGGTAGAAATTGGCTAATTACGCATTAATGAATCCAGGTAAATTTCATTTAGGAGACCCACATGATTTTGCGCCTAGACAAAATAGAATATTTGATGAAAAAAATCACATATCTAGTATTAAGTGGAAAACGTCTGTTTTATTAAATACAAGAGTTTACATAGGTAATGTAGAATTAATTCAATCTGATGGCACTACAAGAGTTTTAAGCGATAGTATGTTTAAAAGTAAAAGTAATAAATATGATTCATTTACATTAGATAGAAGAATTGATGTTGCTGTTGCTGATGGTGAAGAAATTGTGAGACTTGCTACTTTTGCAGATAGAATATTACAATACAAACAAAATACTTTACATATTATTAATGCTACAAAAACAAGAGAGTTTTTAGAATCTTCTCATAAATTTAAAGGCGTTACTCATCATAATGCAGTTGTAGAAACAGATTATGGAGTAGTTTGGTGTAATAATCAAGGTGCTTACATGTATAACGGACAACAAGTAGTAGAAATTACTATTAGACAAGGTATAAGAACGTTGTCAAAAAAAACTTGGGAAGACTTTTATGTAGATGGAAAAACAATGGTAGGATTTATTCCGTCTACAAAACAAGTATTATTTGTTAAAAGTTTTGAAGCAACAAATGCTGATGACATATTAGTTTATGATATGGTATTACGTTCTTGGACAAAAGGAACTGGTAGGTTATTAGCAAAAGATAAAACTAATATTGTTAATATATGGGATAATAATTTAGTATTTGGCTATGAAAATGATACAGCTAAACTTACAGTTGTTCCATTTAAACCCGAGTTAGATAGTAACGATTCAGTTACAGGAGATGTAGGAACGTATAAAGTTCAAACAAAAGAATTAATATTTCAAACACAAGCAAGAAAAAAAATAGCAAAAGTAAGAATAACTTACAAAGGTGGTAATGGAGCTAATGTTAATATTGTTCCTAAATATGCTATTGATGGTGGAGATTTTAGCCATAGTTTTGTTAATGATAATGGTGATACTATAACAGGAGTAACTGGAGATGGTACTTCAAGATATTTAAATGGTAGTACTAATTGGACTGAAATAGAATTAAATACCACAAGTAATGCAAATGGTGTAAGAAGTTTTGCTATAGAGTTGGCAAATGTATCAGGACAAACAATACCACACGATTTTGAAATAAATGATATAACAATAATTTTTAGACGTAAGAGTATTAAATAATGGAACAAGCAGAAAAAAAGTTTGCAAGACTAGAAGGTAGAGGAGTAGGAGGTAGCGGAAGAAGAAGAATAAGACATATCGCTCCTAATAAACCTCAGATTGTTACTACTGTACCTAGTCGTGAATCAGGTCAAAATGGTGATGTAGTATATTATCAAGACCCTAGAAATTTAAATAAAGTCTTTCAATATGTTAAGTTAAATAACAGATGGGTTAATTTATCAGATGGAAGACCTATTGAAGATTCTGCTAGAACTAAAAAGTTTGTAAAGGCACGTACAGAATAAATTGTTGGATATTAAACAGATAATAATTAAATTAACTATAAAAGTTTAGAGGAACTTCTATGTATCAAAGTAAAAAACCTATAAAATCATCTAGAGAAAGAGCAACCGAAGCTTCTAATAAGTCGTTTGATTTACAACAAGAAGTTAAACTTTTAGATTTTGATACTAAAATGGACACATTAGACAAAACTAATAGACAAAAAAGATTTGATGCTTTTGCTAAAGGTAGTTTAAAATTGTTTAATGTTGTAGACGAGTTTGACAAATTAGACGCAGAAAAAAGAGATGCTATGATTGGTAAAGATTTATACAACCAATTAAATAAAGATAATGAAGATGCAAAATTAACTGAAGTAACTATTGATATTGCAAATAGAAAACAATATGGAAAAAGTTTAATGGACATAGGAAAAACTATTAATGTCAATAAACAAGGTGTAGAATTTAGTGATGCAGATTTTAGAACTATGAAAGACTATTTATCTTCATCAAATAAATTTAAAGGCGTTTATCAAAGTATGATGGATAATTTAGCTATTAAAGATAAAGATGGTAAAGTAATAGGTTATAACGATGGTTACGATTTAAATTTTAAACCAGAATTTGATTTTACAGTAGACGGAACACCAAAACCAACAAATATTTTAGACATGTTTAACTTTGGAATATTTAGAAAAAAGGAAAATAAATAATGTTATTTAAGAAATTAGCATATGGCTTAGGAATATTAGAAGATGTAACAGGAGCAGCTACAGATAGTAGTATATCAAGTGGAACAATATCAAACAATAACGCAGCTATAAAAACTAATCGTGAAGCAATAGGACAAGAAGAAGATGCTTTACAATTTAGTATAGAAGCCGCTGAAGAAGATGAACAATTTGCTATAGATAGTTTAAGCGAACCTGTTAGAAGAAGTTTAGATAAAATTGATAAAAGCAGAGATAGTAATCCTAGTGGTTTTATGTTTGATGGTGAGCAAGAAGAAATGTTAGATGAATTAGAAGCGCAAACACAACAAGACTATGGAAATAAACTTCAAGCTTTAACTATGAAAACAGAAAAATTTATACAAAATAAAAGATTAGCTTCTTTAAATAGAGTTAGTGCTCTTGAAGCTGACATAGAAAAAAGAAAAAGACAAAATCAAAGTTTAAAGAAAAGTGGAGGATTTTTATCAAATCTTGCAAATAGGATGGTGAGTTAAAGATGGCAATATTAGACATAATACAATCAATACAAGACGCTGACGCTAGAGAAAGAAGAGCTGAAGAAGCACAAGCATTAAACCTATTAGAAGCTGCTGGTGCAGATGTAAGAGGAAGAGAAGCTGCTTTAAGAGAAATGGAAAGTTTAGCAATAGAACAACAAAGAGCAGACGCACTTACTAAACAAGCAACAATACAAGAAAACGAACAAATGTTTCAAGAAAGAGATAAGTTGCAAAAAAATCTTCTTACAGCTTTAGGTAGTCAAAGAGATGAATATCTTACAGATATAAAAGACGAGATTGCTGATGTTATGGTTTCAGTAGAACCTTTGTTTCAATTTGCATTAAAAACTGACCCATCAGATGGAACATCATTTCCAACTCAACAACAAGATTTAACAGAACAAACATTTAATAATCAACAATATAGAGCAGACACTATTGCCCATTTAAAAAGCAAAGGATTTACTGATGGTCAAGCTAAAGAATTTTATGCAACGTTTTCACAATATATATTAAATCCTACTGCTACAAATATTGTTTCTGGTTATTTTGATGATATTATAGATAGTGGTTTTTTAGATAAATATGAAGGAGCTTTTGCTAACATAGGATTATATGGACCTGATTTAGAAAGAGATGAACAAGGTAATGTAATTTTAAATAGTTTGAACAATAGAAAAGCAATTCAATCTGCTAATCATAATATTGGTCGTTTAGTACAAGGTACTGAAATAATTAAAAAAATTGATGACAATGAAAGAAAGATATTA